CAGTGCTTGAAAAAGGCGTTTCTTGGGTATCGTTGGGTAGTGTAGTTTCAGCAGGTGAAATTATTCGTCCCGGGTACACCCGTAACCGGAATATAGAGAGGGTGCTCTGGTTTTACGCAGGAGTGCTGCACTGCAACCTAAGCAGTAATCCTAAAAAGGAAACAGTCTCGTGGGCGCCACTGTTTGACAAGCTTAAAACCTCTCATTTGGTATACTCGTCTCCAAGATGCATTCCCACCGTGAGCCGTGCTTACGCCGACTCGTCAGGCACCACACAAAATGTGCGTTCCTGCTCGTCGAAGACAGCCCTCAAAGCTGCCTCACGTGTCATGTACTTTGGCTGCCAAGCAACCTCTTCATACATCTTCACAAACTTTGGGATCCAAGTGTCCCACGTTTCTTGGTCGTGGTAACATAAATGACGAACCATAGTGTCAGCATTCGAAATGGCCTGCTGTTCGCTAGGAACGTTGTCTTTACCCTCTCCACGAGTCCACAAGGGCATCTCAAGCACAACATCCAGCCTAAGTGGATAGATGTACTTCTGGAGTATGGGTTCGTAACGCATGAACCTCTTCAAGAAAGTGGTCTCCTCGAATGAACGAAAGTGGTCATTGATACCATCCTTTGTATCCGAGGTATAAACGTGCCCAAAATCAGCGTATCCATCGGCCATGATCTGCTCGGAGACATAGTCCTTCCAGAGCGGCGAAACAGAAACGCGATTGTCATCACCCATCACTCGTGCCACAATGTTTTTGTGATATTGGTCAAAGAAACCCTGTTCCGGGAAACCCTGAGCACGCCAAACGGAGTACATAAGGTAAGCCAGGTTTAAGATCGAGTTGTCAATCGAAGTGAGTGGGTGACCAGAAGCGAGAGAACCTTTCCACCAGCAGATATCACCTCCACGAAGGTGGCAGGTAAACGACTGCGATTTAATGTAAGTCCTCATGATCGCCAACTGGTACTGAGAAAATTCGGGGTTGTGGTAAATCATAAAATTGACCAT